GCCCTTGAATACAACCTTGCCCGTTCCATTAGGGTCTAGATCAATATCTCCGTTAGAGGTGCTGACAATATCACTTCCGTTTACATCAAGATTTCCACCAAGTTGAGGCGATGTGTCAGAAACAATGTTTGTTCCTCCGTCAGATCCAGCGGCACCCGTAGCTCCCGTAGCTCCCGTAGCTCCCGTCGCGCCTGTATCGCCTTTGACACCCTTCTCTGTTACTACTACCGAGCTAGACGCTGGGGCCGTAACTGTTACCGAGGTAGACCCGCTTGTTGTAACCGTTATAGCCATGTTATCTTGAAATGTCTTCGTTTACACTGAATGACCCTCTTAGTATAGTGGTTACCACTTCATTAACTTTTTGTTGAATATCGTAAGTAAAAGAACCAACAGGAAGCTCCTTCATTGTATCCGCTGAAGCTGTAACAGTAACCACACCAGAAGTAGTGCCGTCGCTAAACACAAACCCATTGCTGAGCTTGCCTTTCTGATCTTCGGTAAGACCTTTAGCGTTTGAAGTAGAAGAAGACAAAGAGCTGGAGGCAACAACCTCTCTGTTAGATATACCTGACCTTGTTCTAGTTGGGTTAGTTTTTACATCCATCAAAAACTCATACCCAGTCAAATCTAAAGCGGTTCCGCTAGAGTCATTTAGCGTAAGGCTAAGAGAAAAAGTGTCTCCTCTTCTACAGGTGATGTCAAGCTTTTCAGCTACATCTAAGTTTACTTTACTTGCCATGTTATCCTAATAGTGAGTTTACAATATTATCTACGCTATCCCCAGCCTCTGGAAGTTCACCCCTGTTTCCTTGACGCTGAGAAAGCAATTTGCTTTGCTCAGAAGACTGCTTCTTTACTCTGTCGTCCTTTCTGTCTTCTTTTAAAACTTCAAGTTTTTGCTTAAACTCTTGATCTTCAGTCTTAAACCCAAGAGTGGCTTGAGCTTTAATAATCTCGATTTCCTTTCTGAACTGATGTTTCACCTCCTCTAGCTGACCCTCAAGCTGGGTCTTAAGCTGCATTTGCTGGGCCTCTAGCTGAGCTTCCATTTGCATCTCTTGCATCTTAGCCTGCGAAGCGGCTTGAGCGGCTTGTTGGGCTGACTGAGCTTGCATCTGTGAGTTTTGAGCAGCTATTTGTTGCTGTTGGGCCATACGCTTCTTGCGTCTTACCACCAAAAGCCTTTCGGCCTGGTTAACATCCTTCATGTTCCTAATCGCAATCGCATCTTCGAGGTCTATCTCTTTTTGCTGAATAGCCATCTGAACATTTTGCTCTAAGTATGCCTTGTCTTTGTCTTCCATCTCCTTCACCACCTGTACACCAAAGTTGTACATAGGGAGGTCATTGAACGAAGAAAGAACAGCCATATTTTCCTTACCTATGGCGTTGCTGTATATCTCATGAAGAACAGACTCTTCTGGTATTATTTGCAGACACTTAACTATATCTTCACAAACCTTTTTGTAAAGAATCATAGAAGCGTTAGTGATATCGTATATAGCGTTATTGCCTGCGGAAATAGCATTTTGCTGAACCCCTACCAGGGTATCACCCTTAGGGGTAGAAGCGTCCATCATTTCATTGACACCTGTAGCGTCTCGGATCATACGCAGATAGTGATTGTAAAGACCAATGAGCTCATTGATGTTTCGAATACTATTCCCTATCTCTCTTACTGGTGGGTTCTGAAACCCTCCCTCTGGGTTTTTACTTCTATAGTAGAATACACCAGTCTGCTCGTAGATATCATGCAAGTCCAAAGGCTGTAAATCTCCGCCTTTACCTAGCTGCACATTCTCCAATCCCTCGATATCAATGATCAATCCGTCTGGTTTCGCTTTAGCGATAGCTTGCTGGATCTTAAGGTGGGTTAGCTGGAGCATGTCAGCAAAACCAGTACAGCTAGACACCATAGACTTCGGCATCATGTCCCGAATATTGGTAGCCACTGGAGAATAAGACAGCCTCACAGATGATATATCGTGGATGTTCTTTGGTACGTTCTTAGACCTTCCGTAATTAAATACAATGTTAGATCCGTTCATGACATACATGCCACCGTACACAGTGGCGACATCCATCTTTACTGGATTTCTTTCAAATACACTGCCTGGTTTCTCAGAGTATTCAAAGCCCTTCATGAAGAAGTTTACGTTACCGAAACGGTTTTCCTTCTCTTCGAAGTATATGCAATCAACAGAAATAAATTCGAACTCAAGTACATCAACCATGTACTCGTCATATCCATAGTCAGTTCTTTGAGATAGGTTGTTATAACTGCTCTTACCAAAAGAGCTTGGGTTGTTCCCATACTTCCCCTTAACTGATTTAGCCAACTCCTCAAGCTGCTCTTCTGTAATCTCACCAGCAGATATCCTTCTTAGCTCCTGTATAGAAATAGACTTAACATGCCCCGCATAAATTAAATCCTCAAAAAAAGGATCTTCTGTATGGCTGTGAATAAACGTAGAGGGATCTACGTAATCAGTCTTAATGCCGTGATTAGGGTCGTTACTTCTTTTCACAACGCACATGCCCAGGGCGAC